CTTTGTGGAAAATCTACTTTAGTATATAACTTTCTTTTTACAATAAAATATTCTACTTCAATTTTATCTAACGGAATATCATTTTGTGCACCATAAAATTGTTTATATAATAATAACTGATCTGTTTTATTCTTATCTGCTTTCATATATTTATTCCAACCCATTGTAGAAGTTTTAATATCTATAATTTTGTATTTATCTCTAACCTTGTCATAAATAATAACATCTACATACCCAATAAATTCAATACCATCCAATAATTTATATTCTATTGGAACTTCTATACCAATTAATTCATATCCTTTTTTACTAAAATACATTCCGCGTTTCTTTTTAAACCAATCTAATATAAGTAACCCATGTTGATAAAACTCTTCCATATCATGTTGTTCACAAAAAACTTCACCACCATTTTCTTTCATTATATCAACATAGTTTGTTTTCATTCTATGTAACAACATTTTATCTAATGGAAGAGCATCTGCTGTTTTAATAGTATCATTGTACATTACAGTAAGATAAGTTTGTAAAACTTCATGCATTGAAGTTCCAAACATAGTATGAATACTATCTGTAAACTGACGTAACTCATCAATGTAGTTAAGTTTCCATTTATATGGACAAGTAACCCATTGATTATACTGACTATAACTTACTTTTTTCATTAAAACTTTGGTCTGTTTATTCTTTCAATGTTCCAATACGGGAGATAAAGCACTAATACAAATAGTGTTATCACCGATACTATAGTAACAATAAATTCAACCATTACTTACCCCACTTACCATTCTTAACAATAGTAGCCATAATTCCATAGTTAGATACATCAAGAAATGCATCTTCTATTGGTTCACCATTTACCGCGGCTTCCTTACCACCCATCAACAAAGTTTTTAATCGTTGTATCTTATCATTCATTCTAAACCACAACCCCGTTAAAGATAACTTCACTTCTTCAGGTGTTTGTAATTGTGTACCAACACTTATGTTACCTGGACCATAATCATGTTGTTTATGTAAGAACAATTCATATTGTTCTCGTTGTAATCTACGAAACTCTGCTGTCATCTGAGGCCATTCTTCTTCCATTTGTTGAACAATGGTTTTATCCTCATTCATAGTTTCATACGTTACTTTTCTTTTTGATTCTCGTATAGCTGTTACCATCTTAGTTTTCATACCCTGCAGTATATCCACCAATACTACCAAGTACATTCAAACCTGCTTCTTCTATTTTTTTAGGTTCAATACCCCACTTCTGAGCTAGTTGTCCTAATTCTAACATACCACCTTCTGTAAGCATATACATTTCAATCATATCATATGCTTCTTTTTTACTAACTTCTTCTTCGTTAACTACTATATTAATTAACCAATTTGGATAATCCATTTGATTTCTCCCTTTTATGTATTTTAACCATTGTTTACCTTTTGGTAACACATTGGTATATAGTTTATATAATTCTTTTGGTTGTAAATTATATTTTTGTATTTCATTTACTAATTCCACCCATTCCATTTTCATAGATAAAAATCTATGTGTCATGTAATTAGACCAAGACTTCTTATCTTCGTCTGATATATCTTCCCAATAACTAGGACTTTGAACCGCTGTTATTTGGTTTATGTGGTCAAAAAGACCTTTCTTCTTTATCACAAATCTAAACGAGATAATGAATTTTGTTTTACTTCTTCTATACCACTACCTTCTAAAAATCCTTCTGCGACCTCACCACAATTTCCACAACTATAAACCTGAACTGGAATAAGTGCTTCTTGTCCATTAGGTGATACTAACGCAGATAATCTCTTTAATATAAATGAAGTAATAAATAAATAGTTATTACAACTCTTACATTTAATAGTTTCTGCATCTTTTAAATCTACTCTGACTTGAGCAGTATTCGGATTTTTTAACGGTTTCATTGCTTTTGTTGTCATTTTAATACCTCTTAAATAATTTCATCAATTAACCCATATTCTAAACATTGTTTAGCATCCCACATCAAATCATGTTTTAATATTTCATCTATTTTTTTCATTGGAACTTTTGTGTATTCCTTATACACATTCTTAATAGTAGTCATCATTAAATCTAAATTCTGTTTCTCATCCTCAAACTCTGAATACTTTCCCCAAAAACTTGTCGATAGTTGATGAATCAACATATAAGAATTTCTACTCATAAACCTATCATCACCCACTACAGAAAGAAATGTTGCTGCACTTGCACAAAATCCATCTACATAAGTATGTACAGGAACTTTACATCTCAATAGTGTATCCATAGATGAAATACCTGCAGTGATTGAACCACCACCTGAATTTATCAATACTTTTATAGGTGGAGTATCTATGTCCAAAGTTTTTGACATTGTTAAACTTTTAGATTCTAACTCACCTGCCTTTTTATTGAGTTCTACTGCACTTTCTCTATTTACACCAGCATAATAATAAATCTTATTCTCGTGAACAGATATAAATTTCTCTGGTTTAGTATTGTTTGGTTGTGCACCTTTTTTAACAGGTGATTTTTTTTCACCCCAATACTTTTCATCTATCATTTTATAACTCCTAATAATTCTATTACCATAGCCATAGCATTTATCTCTTTGTCAACCACTTGACTATCTGATAATTCATATCTTGATATAATCAAAATACATTCCGCTACATGACCTTTACCCCAATCATCAACTTCATCATACAACAAACGAAATAAATCAGCAAAATCTGTAATCTTATTGTCTGCTAATAGTTGTCTAATATCTTTAAATGCTGTTTTCTTATTTTGTGTTTTTAAAATCTTCAATAATTTTAATTTATAATCATTTTGAAGAATACTCGTTGTATCTAATTTTAATTTACCATTAACTACATTTCTTTGTGAAGAATTAATAACTCTACGAATATCTGGATAACCACTATTAACCAAAATCTTTATATCATCAATCTGAAAATCTACTCCCTCACCATGAAGTATATTATATAAATGTGATGCGACCTCTTGTTTTGATGGTGGAATAATTTGAAATGATTGACATCGACTTTGTATCGGATCAATAATTCTTTCTACATAATTACAAGTTAATATAAACCTACAATGTTTACTAAATATTTCCATTACATTACGAAGAGCCGCTTGTGCATTTGGTGAAATATAGTCACACTCATCTAAAATAATAATCTTTAAGTCTTTAAATCCAATGGTAGAAGCAAAACTTTTAACCTTATTACGAACATTATCTACACCAGTTTCATCAGAAGCGTTTATGTAAAGATAATCACATTCTATATTCTTAACAAGTAATTTTGCGAGAGTGGTCTTACCTGTACCAGCCTTCCCAAAGAGTAAAAGATGTGGTAAGTCGCCACTCTCCAAATACACTTTAACCTTACTTTTTAGATGTTCATTTCCAATGTAAGTGTCAAGTGATGAGGGCCGATATTTTTCTACCCATAAGGTATGTTCTTTATTCACTTTTTCTCCCATATCCAAATAGGTTCTCCAAATAAACCTTCTTTTTCTGGTAATATATATTCAGGTTTTCTATTAGTTTCTTCTGTTACTTTAGCAGTTCCAACACCAATACAGTTTGGTCTTTTTGCCATTTCATAACCGATACAACCTTTATATACACTACCTTTTAATGTATCTAAAAAATTATTCATGGGATCACAAATAGATAGCCATCCTTTTGACTTTCTACCTTTACTCGAAGCATTTACATCACTTATATTCACTAATAAATATCCACCAGGTTTAATTGTTTTCCATACATTATCTAACGACTTCTGTAAAAACAATTCGTTCCAATCATCAATGTCTTTATATCTAACCCAACTTTGAGTATCATCATAACTATATCTCTCTACATTAAAATATGGTGGACTTGTAAATGCTATATCAAAGAAACTTTCATACTTACTCAAATCTACATCTTCAGCAGGTTCACATATAAAATCTGACTTTTTTTCGTGTTCAAAAAACCCCAAATGTTTATTGTAAAACTCGGCCTGTTCCTTATAAATAGAATGATTCTCTTTTCGTGGGTCTATTCCCAAATAATACTCTCCCGTTTCTGATGCGTAGAATCCTGCTAATCTATCACCCCAACCAGCACTGAAATCGAGAATGTTCTTTGACTTAAATATATCATAAATGGATTTTGCCACATTAGGTTTAAACTGAGAACAAATATACTTACGAAGTCCAATACACGACCTTAATGTTCCCCTATCTACCTTCTCAACCTCAAGTGTGAATAACGAACCTAACAAAGTGTACATAAACTTTGGATTTTCCCAAGTTCTAACTGGACCTGGAGAAATAGTTCCATCTACCGACCATCTATTATACTGTTGGAAATAATTACTGGTGTCATTTCCTCTGTTTATCCTTCGTATGATTTTCTTACTTAACGGCCATTTATACTCTGACCTTGCATACCACTCAGTTTCTACTAAATAATCTGGCCATTGGATACCCTTTAACTTCATAAAATCTTTGTATGCGTCTTTTTTGGTCAACTCTTGTGTGGGTAATTCATAATCCTTTAAAATCTCTACGAGAGTTTCCTGAATGTCTGGTCTATCAAATGTTTCCTTTATGTAAGCCCACTCCTTTTTACCTATTTTAAGATAGGGCTCCATATTTCTAAATTTATCAAAGTAACTTAAATACATTAATCCACAGCTGTTACTGAAACTAAATAATATGTAACTTCATAATCATCAACTTTAAATGTTATTCTAGCCAAACCACCACTACTAACTTCTAATGTAGCACTCTCACATTCTTTGTTAGCATGTAACACTTCCCTAAAAACATTAGCATTAAAAGATACATTATCAATATTACTTGCTTTAGATGTAGTAACTGGAATAGTTACACGATGAGTATTAATTGTTGAATAATTAATAACAACTGTTGTTTCACTACCACTTGTAATAATTGTAAAATTATCAACATCAATTAATGCACCTTCACCAGCAATAAACTTATTAATAAATTGTGGTGTTACATTTATATCCAATTCAAATTCTGGTATATCCTTTAGTGGTGGTGGTTCATTAATAATAGATACATCACTCAACATATAATTTACTGATGATAACGTATCAGCTATTTTTAGTGCAATTGATTTATCACCAGCTTTACTTATTGAAACATTGACATCATCATCTAATACAGATAACAATTTCAATAATTGTTCTGTATCATAAATACCAACTTCAGAATCCTCCAACTGCCACTTGTCCAGTTCTAACTCACCTAACAAAGTTTTATCACCTGATATAAACCTTGCTGATAATTTACCTAATTTACTTTTAAGTACTACCGAATTTACAGTTCCATTTAAATAGTACTTATTGATAAAGCGTACTAACTTCTGTTTATTCATAACTTCTCCTATTAATTATAACCATATATACATATATATTAGTTTGTTTTGTTAAAATCAAAAATATCTTTCTATTGTTTTAGATGCGTCTGTAGGTTCATCCCAACCAAGTGCTTCATACAACATCATAATTTTTTTATACAACGCTTGTTTATAAATCTTATTGGGATTAATAAATTGTTTTATAAAAGATATTATTTCTGGTGGATCTTCATGTCCTTTATATGCTATTGTATTTAACCCAATAGGATTATTTTTTAAATATACCCACTTAATCTTTTCCCCATTATATATTGGTGTATACCTTTTTGATATTTTTAAATGTTTTAACATATCATTATAAAACATAGCACTTTTAACATGAATTGGAGTACCTAATTTATAAGAATTAAATATAGCATCATTTTTAGTTTTAAACTTACTAATTTTTTTAACACCAGTCGGTATAGCAATTTTATCAAAATCCATCAACTTCATACTGTTTTTAAAATTAAGAATAAATTTATCCAATTTATCCTTTGGTACATCCATCAAAATATCTTCCAACAATTTACTCAACATTTCTCTCATAGCAATTGGAAAACTTGAACGTACTGTATCCAAACCTTTTACCATCAGTTTATTTACTTTCTTACCATTGTCATTAATAATCTTCAACCCATATCTTTTTTTAGTAACAAACAATCCACTTTTAGCAATAACCTCTTGTTTAATATCAAATCTATGTTTATCTAAATTACAAAATTTCTTAGCAAAATAATTATAACTCATATTAAGATAATCTTGAACTTCACCACAAATTTCCATAATCCTTTGTGTCATTCTAGTTTCAGTAAATGATGTATTTGGAAATCGTTTTTCAATCAATGGAAGTGCTGAATAGAAAACTGAATCTGTATCAATGTAAATACAATAGTTTTCATTATCGCCAAGTTCTTTATTATAATAATTGTTAGCAATCTTTTTTGTAAACTTAATTAACGACTGACCTGTATAAGTAACTGCCTCTGCATTATCTACATCATAAAATCTAAATACTGGTAACCCTAAAACACCATACAAACTATTCAATACGACCTTCTGTAAATACTGTCTCCTATCAAAATAATCTGATTTTTCTTTATCACCCTCTTCATGAAACTTCTTTGATAACTTTCTATATTCTACTCTTTCATCAAACCATTTTCTTAATAATGCTGGTAATAATCCATTCTTATCAGTTCTATACATTACACCATTTGTAGCAATACCAACTGATCTATCATTTAAATAATCCCTTAATTCCTTTTCTGTAAATCTTCCTAATAATTTATCATCATTCATTATAGAATACGTTTTTTTATGATTTTTTTTCAAAAACTCTTCAGGACTCCAACCCTCTATCTTACCTATTTTAGTTTCTGGTGATATATTCAATGACATAATACAAGACGGATACATAGATGTTATATCTAAATCATACACCCAACTATGTTTACCTTTTATCGGATCTTGTACATAAGCACCAACAAATTTATCACCAGAAAACTTTTTGGGTTTTCGTGGTTTATTTGGTGCAATAATATTTTGTTTCTTTAAGTATACTAAAATTGCACCTTCCAAATAACGAGAACTCATAAATACATCTTCATATGGTATATGACCTAAATGTGCAATACCTCTTGCTATCTCAATAAAATCTAATTTATCATCTAACTTCTTAACTAACTTAACGTCTTGTAAATTATACTGTACAAACTTATCTAAATCATTTTCATATAAGTCATTTAACGTACCATCATATTCAATTTTTTTCTCACCTATTTCATCACTACCAATAGCATCCAATCTATAAGATGATTTTTCACTAAATGTAAACTTTTTATATAAAGCTAAATAATCTAAAATACTGACACCTGCTATCTTATATCTACTATTGAAATCACTCCATTGAACATTATGAATAGGAGATAATAAATCAGCAATATTCTTACCAACTATTTGTTGTGAACGATTATAAAGATATGGTATATCAAAAAACTCTACATTCCAACCCGTAATAATAGTTGGTTTTATTTCCATATATTTCATAAAAAATGCATTTAATAAATCATACTCATCAGAAAAAGATTTTATTGTTTCATTACCACTCTTTTTTATTCTATCTTCATCTAATTTTAATTTATTTGATGTATCTAATACATAACAAAAATATTCATCCATCATTGGATCATTAAATCCAATTGATGTTATTCTATTTTCTGCTTTATTTATATTCGGAAATCCAGTAGTAACCTCTACTTCTATATCAATAATCATAGTACTATGTCCAATTGATACATCATCTGAATCAGTATAATTATCTACTAATACTCTTATTTCTTGATTTACATCAGATTCAAATAAATCTGGTTGATCTTTATCCCATTTATTTATTCTCTTCAATCTATCACCATAAAGAGAAATATAAGTTCCAGCTCTATTTTTAACATAAGCATATTTTTTATAACGAAAAGTTTGATGACCAAACTTATCATCCCAAATATGCATTTTATTTACTCTTCTATCATAATAGATATTTTGATACATTCAGATTATAAAATCCCCATTTTCGATATGTAAATATACGAATAAAACCATATATAAGTCAAGTCTTTTTTTAAGAAAAGTGGGGGATATATTTCAATCCCCCAAACTTAACTTTTAGAAATCAATAGAAACACCCACGTTAAAGTATCTTGGTGTTCCAAGAAATACTTCGGCGTTTTGAGCGGCGTGAACTTTGTCACCCCAACTGTTATATTGACTATGATCTACAGCGTCTTGCACAAATACCGCATCTAATGCGTTAAATACATGAGCAAAAAGTGTAGGATGTACACCTGCAACCTCTGGTAAGACATAAGAAGCATGAAAATCAACTTTGGAATACCCAGGGGCTTTCCATACTTGTTCTCTATCTGCATCTTCGTCTGAACCATCATACTCGCGAGAATCAGGACTCCAATCACTATAATTGTTATCATAAACATTATATAGTGCTGTTATGTTAAGTCCTTTTACAGGAGTGACAGTTCCACCAACTGTATATGAAGTCTGTGGCATATCACCTACT